ATGTCTGGACTGATCAATCCACATGCGGCCCCGGAAGAAGCAGCCTATGCGCTGCTGATTGAGCTCGTTCGCGCCCAGCGCGTGCCGCAATATGAAGGCGAAATTTCCGGCCTGCTGGCGATGTACGACGAAGCCGTTAAACACTTTAAAGAGAAAGAGACCGAGCGTTAGGCGTGGACATCGTGGTGCGAGAAAAGTGTGACGCCTGCGGAAGCCGCGCAGGCGTTGGCTGGATAGCGGCTTGGGTCATCAGCTGCCGCGGTAGGTAGAGTATCCGTACTGACTGAGCAGCAGCGGGATATGCAGTTTTTGATTTTGCTTTGTGACATTGAAAATAACCGGAATCACCGGGAAGAACGTATTCATATTTTGGCTTTTAAAATAGTCACCGGTTTTAAACGTCACTTTATACACCCCCGGCTCCATATTCTCCGCCTGCGGATAGAGCGATTTAATCCGCCCATCGGCATCCGTTTTACCGGTGGCGATATGCTGCCAGCTCTCCCCCTGCTGTTTATCCAGCTCAATCTGCACCCCCGGTGAAGGGAGCCCGGTTTGCTGATTAAGAATGTGTACGCTGAGCGTCCCCTCTGGCGCCGCCAGCGCGCTGAAGCTGAGCAGAGAAATTACGGAGGCGATAACTAATTTCATAATCGTGACCTTATTGGGCAAGTGAAAGTGCCCTAACTATAGTCAGCGCGGCGGGGAAAAAAATTAAACTTTTTGTTATCAGTTTGAATTGATGGGTACTGTCTCCACACACAACACGCTGAACCGGTTTCCTCGTAAGAAGAGGAAGTGTCTTATGAGTAGGTAGCCCCGTGCTCTTAGTAACAGGATACGGTGACACTAAGTCTATCAGGCAGGGGAAATAGATTTGCTGGGTTCAAATATCACAAGGTAAAAAGATAAACGCCGTGGCCTCTGCCGCCTCTACCAGAACAGTGCTTACTGCAAATGGGCTGCAGTATTCGAAATAATCATTTAATATTATTTAAACTACTATTCCAGTGTAAGTAATCACCTGGTTCAGATATTGATCGTTATCATTGATTCTCTTGTCGCCACGCCTTAACCATCTCCTTTGTTACCTCTTTCTTGTAGCAAATAGGTGAGTACCCACCAGCTTTGCTCCAGGCACTGCGGCCACCGCACGAGCTGCCGTTCCGGGCGGTATTGAAGGGACAGGCACAAGTACCGGGGTAGGATGCGACAGAGTCATCAATAATCCTTTGACTGACCTGATCATCGCTTAAGGAATTCGATTTGGCGATGGAAATATCTGATGCAAAGACGCACACAACAGCGAATACGGAGATGGCGACGAATTTGATGTTCATTCGGATCTTTCCAGGCAGTGGATGAACATCGAGGGTATGCTTTCAAATAGTGTTCAATATTGATCTATAACAACTGTACTTCACGCCAGCTTAAAATGCGATAGTTAACCCAGTCAGACAGAACCTAAAGCTATAATGACTATTAGCCTGTTACCGGCAACATATTTTCACATTCCTGCAGAGCGCTTATTCTGCACTCAGCTATAACCAGCATTAACCATTCTGTTCGATATTACAGAGCAGTAATGCTGTACTCTGACTGGCCATCGTCCGACAGATACTACAAGACATTAGAATCATCGAAATGGTCCGTCGATATGCTCACCTGGCACCTAACCATTTAACTGAGCACGCACGTCAAATTGACTCAATTTTTGCAAATTTTTGCAGAAGATGTCCCAAATATGTCCCACAAGGAAAAATCAGCGACTGGAGGAAGTTGATAAGTGATTGATTATTAAATGGCACGCCCTACAGGATTCGAACCTGTGACCTACGGCTTAGAAGAAAGTAGAGCGTTAAATAACTCACTGTAATCACACATGTTTACCGCGTTCGCATCCGGTTTTGTGTCGTTTCGTGTCGTTTGAATACATCCCTGTCTTTATCGTGCATTCCTGTAACGCCACATCTACGACACAGAAACCACGAGCTATTCCACTCATCGACAGCAACTAAACAACCGCATTGTCCTGGCGCACATCGCAGATAGTAAACGTCACGACCCCGATGACAGTAACATCGTCCAGGGCTGCACCCTACGCTGTTAACAGTTTATAGTGTGGTTACGCAGTGACTCGTCACTGGGCAAACGACACCCCCCAGTGATGCGGAGGCTTTCTTCTGAGACACTACGAACAGGGCCTTGTCTAACGTCAATATCGCCAAGATAATCAGTCTCAATAACTAATTTTCCATCAGGCAAAACAAACATGCGAACTATTATATCAACACTAACTAAAAAGCTCTGCGTTTTCATTTTTACTCTCCATACAAATTCAACAGGAAATATTCAGCCTCTTCAGTAAGGCGCTCTTCGTCGGAGTATTGCATAACATCTGCACGCGTAAATCCTGCATCAGCGTCAGTGTCGACACTTACAGAGTATTTAACTGATGCAATTTTTTGTTCAGTGTCTAATACAAAGACAGAGATTACTGTCACAGTAATTATGGAGTCTTTACTAAATTTGTAAGGACCGCCTAGTAAAAAAGATTCAAAACCTGCTGGAATACTAATCTCCATGATTTATCCTTATGGTGTGTATCTAGAAATTGGATACCAATATGTGCCATCTGAATGGAATGTCACAGTATTTTTTGGCGCGATTGAGAATCCACCAGCGCCACCTTCAAATACTCCAGTCATTGTGAGTGCCACTGAGCTTGACAAGTTTCTGATAGAAAGAACTTTCCCAACACTAGCGGATGGCATTATTGCACCAGAGGCTCCGGTAGTCGGAGTGATGTAGGTTACAGTGGCGAAAGAAATCACTGTTGCCCCCGGAGAGGTTACGGCACTATGTAGACGCAACGTCTGCCATGCCCCGGCGGCATTCATACCAGTCACAAAATTGTTTGATGAGTCATGCAAGATGAAAGCGTAAGATGTTGGGCTTTTTACATTGACGCCATAGACGTTATTCCAAGCAAACAACCCGCGTACACTGCCAGAATCGTAATATCCATATTGATGGCCACCACCGATAAAGCCGTAATCCCCTTGGGCGTAGTTTCTGAATCCGCAATAGAGTTTTCCGCGCGCCTGAAATCCGTTCTCCGTTGCATATGTACCTATTGAGACGGCATCATAGCCATATCCGGTAGGGTACGTATTTTTGTTATTTAACAGGCCTAATTCATATCCGGCAAAAGTTACAGCATCTGACGTTGGTTTCAGAATAACGTTGGTGTTCTGCCCCCAGATTTTAGTATTTGGGACCAGTTTTAAACTTGAACCAGAGCTTGGCGTCCCAGTGGTAATCCCATTGCCACCTTTTAAATACCACGCTGTATCTATAGTTATCGTGTTTGTATTGGCATCATACGCCACTATCCAACCGCTATAGATATTGGAGGGAGTATTAGCATCAACAACGTCAATTATCTGTTTTCGACGCAATTTATCAGCAACAGTCGCAAAATCCGGGGATGTTACAGTTGTTGCTGTAAACGTGGTATTGGAAGTTGCTAGTAGCGGTGGCTGTCCTTCTGCTTGAGCAAAAAGTACAACAGTATCACGGTCACTATATTTTCCTAGTGCTGAGGCATCAGATAACCCAAGCACCTGAGTAGTGGGCTCTGAACTATCTGGGGAGTCCACACTCATGAACGAAGCGACAGCACCACGGTCTTTAAAGCCGTCCATGTACCGCCAGGCTTTTAGTGTCTGGCCGGGCAACGCAAATTGCTGTGCCCCCAGGTAAGGAATGCGCAACTGGTTAGCAACCGCCTTTACCAATAATTCCAGTGTCTCTGGGTCAAACGAATCACGATCACCACCAGCGTCCATCAGGCTAAAAAATTCTGAATTCTTGTCATGCTGCGTTCTGGAAACTGCACCTTCAAAAAGCTGCTTTACAGCCAGTAGTGCGTCACCTTCTTCCTCTTCTCCTGAACCCAGGTTTTGGCGAAGCGTGTCACCATCCATCAGAACGAAGTGAGTAACGTCGTTCACAAAGCTGGTTGCATCGGTTCCGGTGGTCGTAAAGCCGACGTCAGTAGCAGCATTCAGGCGGTAATACTGATTATCGTAACGGATATACTGGTTACGGGCGCTGAACTGAAAAGGACCATCTTCGTAATCCCCAAGAAATACATACCCAGAAGACACGAGAAAGTGCTGAAACCGGTTTTCTTTATCCGCTTGAGAAGCATCAAAAGTGGCTTCCTGCTCGACTATCTGGCTGGTAAATCGGGATTCAAAGTCACTCAGTTTTACCGAAAATGCAGACTCCAGTCCGAACCATGACATACGGCTACGACCGAGCCGATCAGTCCATAAGGATGAAGTTAAATCATTGAGTGCAAGGTCCAGATTCTGAGCGTTATCAAAAACGTTACGCATGTCTGCCGACGGAACCGGATCCCGCGTTAAATAAAATGGCATAGTGGTGTTACCTCAGAAGCGGATCAGGCAGGAATTTCAGGCCAAACGATATCGGGTGCCGTAGATGTATCAATGCGGTTCAATGCAACGCGGTATTTTTTCCACTCAGCCAGTTTCGTAATTTCCTCTTCAGTCTGGATACCAAGCTCTATAGCGTCGTTTAGAGGAGCTATTTTTGCGTTTGCTTCGCGCATCAATTCGGTCAATAGCTCAGTAGCATTGCTCACTTCAGCCAGGCGTTTAGCTTCTGTATCGTCAACCCAGTTATCGCCATCCCATTTTTGATATTTGTCCGCTGGCGCCTTCGTCGTTACCCCTTCTGGCAGTTCTCCGAGTGCTGAAATCTCAATAGATTCTCCAGATACTGTGCTGTATACGGTTTTTCCGCGATGGTCCTCAATAAGAGACCACAGCCCAGCAGCTAAATTGAAAACCGCTGCTTCTCCGGGCCCTATTTCTGGCGGTGTTATTTTGGTGCAGCAGGCTGGCAATCCAGTGTGAGGCGGGATTGACAACTCTTCAAAGCCCGCCAACTCCCCCGTGTCGTCACTGATATGATAAACGGTTACAACCTGAGTTTTATCAGACATTTCAAAAGTCATTATGCGAGCCTCACGATGTAGTTGAATGCGATGTTTTTAACGGTGTTTTCTGCATTACCAGTAGCATCGACCGTGATGGTATGTGAGTGGGCCCCAATTACTACAGAGTGTGTATGAGCGCCTGCAGTAGATGTCACACCAAAATTATTCCCACTATTATTGCCAACCTCCTGATCACTTCCCCCCTGTTTCTGCATAGCAGATCCCCACGTGTGGGAGTGGTCACCGTTACTACTCGTGACTTTAGTTCCAAGATCTGTTGATGAGGCAGATGCTGTGTGCGAGTGGGATTTAACACCATCTTGCTCCTGTGATAGCACCGCACGCCCGGTAGCTGGTTTCCCTTTAATGGTCCAGTTACGCATGTCTGGAATTACACCTGACGGGTACGCAGCAGCCAGTAACGGATATGCCGTCGGACTAAATGTTTGCCCCTGCATAAATGCGAAGTTTCCCTCTGCGGGTAGACTATCTGAGGGCCAAGGGATGGGGGTTCCAACTGGAAGCGCACTCCGCGCAACAGAATTAACTGACATGGTAATCAGGGATACAAGCTTTGCTGTGTCACCATCATCAAGCACATCCTCTCCGGTTGTCTCAGCCATGAACTGAGCTAAGACGCTCGCCATAACGGTCCCCTGCCGCAGCGCTTTATTAATCTGGGCGGCCCTGGCCAGCCCTGCAGTAAATCCTGTAGAAAGGGCGATCAAACCTTCCCATTCCGTCTGTGATGTCACATTTGAGCCAGATGCAATTGCAAATGGTTTAAAGTTGTTAACTGGCATCAGAAATTTTCTCCCCATGCACCGGACTCAAATCCAGCGATATAGTCGTTTTCGACATCAAAACCAAAGAATTTATATCCATTAGAGGGCGTAACCGTTTCTCTAACTCTTACTCCGGCCGCTTTTACCGTAAGGAGGCCAGCACGAACCACAAAAACAAACTCAGCGGGAAGTTTATCTATTGGGTTAATGTCATATCGCGATGGTGTGTAATCATCAGGAAGAGAAATAAAGGGACCACGATTCATACCTGAATCAAATATCAACCGGTCTGTTACAGACATTAAATATTCAGAATCAATGACGATGAGCACTGAGATCGTCATATCCTGATTATCGAGGATGATCATTTTAATCCCAGTACCAGCGAGCGCTGTTTCCAGAATGTCTGGCAGCGTTCCGTTCTGACCATTCCAGTTATTAATACCCACCCTGGCCTTTAACACGACCCGGTACACGTCATCACTCAGGTATGTTATTGCGTCAGAAGACTGGTACGGACCAAGCCAGATCCCCTGGTCCCAGCCCACTCGTTCTTTGTCCCATTCAAGGAAAACACCAGATATCGGCGCGGCAACAGTCCGGGCTACTCCAATCCATTTACCAAGAATATCAAGTTGTGCCCCTACGCCAGTATCTATGTCGAACGCAGAGATAAGACCGGACACTGAACCAGACACATCAATTAGCGGCCTTGTCGACAGGTCAACATGTTTTAAAAATTTTGGTTTTCCTGCATGGTAGTTGGAAATAAGTTCGGTGTATTTGCTCATGCTGTCACCGTTATCTCTATATTTTCCACGCTACATGAAACAGCCTCGTCATATACGACTGTGACATTAGCTGCTGCGACGGACTCAGCCGACCGGCCTATTAACAGCTCCATAATGTCGTAATATCGCGCATTCCCACCGCTTACTACGCCGAGATTCGCCGGGGAATAAACCCTGCTCAGCAGCACACCATCACCAATGGCGAGAGAGTTAATGTACGAAGCCACAGCGGCTTTCATTTCATCGCCAATGTCGGAGGTGTAGCCAGTTAACGCCTTCAGGGTAATTGACACGTATACCGGAACATCTACTGGGCGAGAGAAGCGAATGGTATAAGGGTTTCCATACTTATCTGTGACTACCACGGCAGTCGTGCCGTAGGTGGAAACTCCCTGCCCCTTCACGCTTCGGATGGTATTGGCAATTTCTGTTGCATCCCCACCCTCAACGACAGCAGAGATAGAATGCTCTGGTAACCCGTTAGCGTCCGTTGTCTCGGTATCATTCTCAAACAGTTTGTGACGGGTCACGCCTTCAACGTTGGCAATCGCACCATCTACCGCATCAAATGGCGTGAGAGACGCCAGCGCGACGCTTTGCGACTGCCTTACGCGTAGTTCTGCATCTGTTTCCGCTGCTACGCCTACTGTAGCCGCCAGCGGGTTAGTTACCGAAGCCCATCCGCGCGTAGGTGTGTTGATGCCGTTTACCGACCCCGCTACCGCGGCGACCGCTCCCGAGTTCGCACAGGTGGCCGTAGCTACCACTGTCCCGTCGGAGCCAATGACCACCGTTGCAGGCAGATTCCAGACCACGCTGTTTGTGTCGCGTACCGAGCCGTTGGTGATGGTCGTACCGACGGTGCCGGTAAGAAGCAAATCGACGGTTGAGTTTGTCGCTGCACGCCGGGTGATGCCGTTAATTTTGACGTTGCTCGTCAGGGCGTCCCCGAGGGCCGTCGCCGGCGAAAATGACCGGTAAACCGAAATGGCCGTGTTATTGGCGTCGTGAATGGCCAGCGCCACCAGCGCCACCATCTGGCCGTCTTTGCTGTCAGGCTCCAGATAGGCATCACTGCCGTAGATCTGCTGGAAATAACCAGTGATGGTATCCAGCACAGTTTGATAATCGGGCGCACTAATCCCCTCAGCGGTTACCGTTGCCGATAAGCCGAGTGTGTCGAGGTCCAAAGACATTACGCCTCCGAGGTTACTGTGGTTGTCCCGTAGATGGTTTCCACCGTTGCGGTGAACGTTACACGGCGAGTGGTACCGTCAACGGTGGTATTAAATGCAGTGATTGAGCTAACCCCCTGCGTTTCGAGGATCCGCTTGCGGATAGCGAGGTTGTATGTATCCGGCTTTTGCTTACCCAGAACTGACTGAATCCATGGCGTACCTTCTGTGGTGTCCAGAAACCACTGTCCGTACCAGAGCAGAAAGCGAGTTTTTATGGCCTGCGCGACAGCCTCGGGGGAGTTAACCAGCCAGGTATCATCGCCCTGAACGAAGGTGTAATCCCCATCGTCATCTTCTCGACGGTATCGCATATCATCCTCCGAGTGGTGCTGTACTGCTGCCACCAGGCTCAACGCCACCATGCGTATGCTTATCAACGATTGAGCCATCCACCAGCTGCAGGCGGCCGTCCGAAAGAATTTTAAGCCCGTTCAGGTTAAAACCTCCCGGCGCCGTGCCGTTGATAGCTCCGCTTGCAGGATTAAGACTCAACTTTGTTTCCCCGTCATCACTGCGCAGCTCTACTGCGCTGGTGCTGATGCCGCCGATTTTCTTTGCCTGCGACTGCGGGCCGACGATACAGAACGCATCCGAGAGATCGTGCATACGCCCGTCTACCGGTTCCTGTATGCCCCCGCTCTGCCACCAGAAATCAATGCAGCGGTCCGCAAAGATAACCAGGCATTCGTCGCCTTCTTTAACGGGAAATGTCAGCGTGCAGCCTCCGCCGCGAGGAAATATGACAGGGACATCCACCAGCAGAGGCAGGTTTACGGATACCTCCGCACCAGAAGCGTCATGTTCAACACCTTTAATCGCGGGCTGAATAACGGCGGTAACGGCTTCTGGATCGAATGACTGGATGATACCGGGAATGGATACGCGCATTGCGGACATGATCGCCTGCGCCAGATGCGCGTCGGCCTGCTCTTTGCTGCCGAGCTGGGAGTTAAGTGATACAGGCATATTTTCTCCAAGAAAAGCATGTCTTCCAAAGGATCTGTTACCGATGCTGCTTGGTTGGGCATAACTAAAACTTACCAGACCTTACAATTGTTAATACTTAAGATTGCTAGTAAAATCGCCTTGACGCATCCAGTTTAATTCACTTAAGTTATTATCAACATAGGAAATCATAATGGCCTTAATAAAATGTCATGAGTGCGCTAAAGATATTAGTGATTCAGCAATCTCATGCCCTCACTGTGGAGCTCCAATATCTAATTCACAGAAAACCAATTCTATTAAAAACAACCAAGAGCCAAGGCAAGTTAGCTTTATTCTCGCGCTTGGAATAGTAATACTCCCCATTCTCTTCGTGTGGTTCTTATTCAGAAAGGGATATTCTAAGAAATCAAGAATTATAGGTATCGTTTACCTTGTGCTAAGCATCATCTTTCTTGGAAGGAGTAGCGAGGATGTTTCATATGAAAGTACGGAAACGGAATCAGTTACTTCAACTTCAACTTCAAACGGAAGGCCTGACGCTAGCTCTCTTTCAGAATTTTCAGCCCAAGAAATTTTTGATGCATATAGCGCAAACACGGTAGCGGCTGATAAACAGTTCAAGGGTAAGTGGTTAATTATTAGTGGTAAGGTTGGCGATATCAATACAGATATCACTAATTCTGCATATGTAGCATTTTCCGTAGATGATTCATTCAATTCCCCCCAAGCCTCGTTTATCGAAAGCGAAGAGGATAAATTGGCAAATTTACGCCAAGGCCAGTATGTCAAAGCTATTTGCATCGGAAATGGCGATATTGCAAAAACACCAATGCTGAAAAATTGCACTCTGGTTGAATGAAAAATAAAGGGCTTCCACTGAATTAGGAGGCCCTAGTTAACTTTGATGCAGTTATACGTCCAGAACTCTCTGGGCTCATCCATGTTCTTGCGGATCACTTCAACGTTGAGGATGGCCTTATTGTTGCGCTTAACGTAGTCGAGACCTAGCCAACGGCCTGTTTTGGCATCTGGAAGCATCCATTGCATCATGACGTTATCGAAATCGTCTTTTTGCTTGAGGAAGGTCATTTTCTGTGTTTCAGGGGCCCGGCCGTTGATATGCATAAAACCATCGTTAGCAGCTTCAAGCCAAAAAGGACCACACTGCATACCTTTTGCAGAAACCAAAAGAGGAAGTGCCAATAAAACCGCAAATAATCCTTTTTTAATCACGAGTGAACGCCTTCGATAAAGTTGCTTGCGACTGCAACTCAGCAGCCCCTTTCGCCAGACACAGCAGGTCCATATACCACGCTTGCCCGCGAGTATCGCCAGTATAGTCAATGCTGCCGACAATGTAATCACCGTCGGTATTGATTGCCGCCAGCTGCGACCCGGGAAGCCCATCGACATAGATGTTACCGTCTGTGGTACTTTCGCCTAATAGACCTGGTGACTGACCAACCTGGTCATTACCGAGAGACTGACGATACACGGAAGCTTGATCCAGCCTGATAAGGCCACCAAGCTTAATATTTGGGTTTATCAGGCAACGCACATTTACCCCGGCGCCCATCGTCTGCTGAGGCATACCTATCAGGCCGGTATCGGCGTTGAGCACGATCGCCTCCTGAATATATTTATCTTCAGGAACGATGTGCACCTGGTTGTTTTCGTACCACCAGTTGGCTTTGCACTGACCCGCCAGGCTGTACATCAGGCGGCCGGTATTTTGATAAATTGTTCTCCCGCGCGGGAAGACGGTCGAGCCGAAATCGGGCCTGCTGCCTTCTGAGATACCGTAAGGCCGTAGAGACTGCATACCAAGATCAAAAAGGTCAGCATGCTTCCAGCCAGCCGATACTGTCGTTTTAACACTGGCGTTGAGATGCCCTTCCCAACTATCAATGCACTGGACCAGCACCCAACTATCGGTGACGTTATCTTTGCCGGTGACAGTAAAGCGAATATCGCCGTTAAAGATAATTCCCACATTTTTATCTGGATAGTTTCCACCGCTGTCTGCTGTGCCGTTATACCCGGCAATAGCCCTTACATGGGTAAATTCTTTACCCATGATCCGGTTTTGGGTCTCGGGCGACAGATTATAGATTTTGAAGTTTCCCACAAACCCGTTAAAGATAGTCGCGGGCATCTTCTGGATATTAAACGTCACCTTAAAATCCGACAGCGATATCCCATCCCCCTTATCGTCAATAAGCTGCAACTCAAAGTGTCGCATCCAGTTCTGAGACATAATCACTCCGTTACCACGTAGAGATGGCTTTTAATGCCGAGGTCGGTTTGAGTTGGGTTATCATTTGCCGGATCGTCGCAATTTACATAGAGCGAAAATCCAAGCCCGAGATAGCGATACTGCGCCAGCAGGTTGGCGCCGGTGATAAGAGGAATGCCTTTTATCAGGTCCGCGCCGGTACTGTCCATGATATCCAGACACCAGAAAGCAGCACGCCAGGTCACGGCCATTTGCAGACTTTGACCTGCCACGGATATGGAGAATCGCTGGTTTTCAGGGGAAAGAGGGATTTCTGAAACAGCCATTTAGCCTCCCGAGATGAAACCGACAAACCGGCTTAGTAGCGACTCATCTTTCGGAGTCGGCGTCTTTACTCCTGAGTTTTGCACCGCTGACGTGTTCACCCCCTCTTTCATGTTTTCCTTCGCTGCCACGCTGACTGTCTGCGTCTGACTGGTGATTATTTCCCTGAGCGTAACTGTCGCCATCAGTACGTTTTCGCTGGTACGTTCGGTCGTCACATCCAGAGAGCGGATCACCATATTGGTATAAAGACGTTTCCCGGTAGTCACATCAAGCAACTGCCTTTCCTGCTGCATTTTGAGCAGCTCAGCATAGACTTCCTTAGGCCCCATGTTGTTAAGGGGCGTAGACAGCCCGATGCCTGCTGTATCATAAAAATCCAGCAAGGAACCACCACCAGCAAAGCCTATCTCCATAACGACTTCTGACGGGCGCCGATATGCATGGTCTGCAATGAACCCTGTTCCTGCGCTTGTAGGCCTTTCAACAGGATGTTCTGTCACCTCCAGAGCATCGCTATGACGCTCTGAAACCACCACATCGGGTATCATCAGACCAATACGGCGGCTCCGCTGCTGGAAAAGGGTTGAAAGAATATCCATCAGCTCGGCCCCCTGGTTAGTTGCTGGGTAGCGCGTGCATTAACGTTGCCCTGGCTTTCAGAGACGATTTTCCCCGCCTCTCTCGGATCGCTGACACCAGAAATGTTGATAACGGTATTCTGGTTCAATGTCGCGCCAGCACCTGGCATATTACTGAGCACTTTGGGGATGTATTGCCTGGTTTCCTGCGGCATCAGTGCCATGCCGTACTTTTGCACGTTACCTATACCCCAGTTGTAAGAGGCCAACGCTTTACCCAGATCGCCGCCATTCTTCTGCAGGAGCATCGAGAGATATCGCGCCGCCGCTTCCGCCGACTTGATCGGGTCGAAAACATCATTCCCGCGCAGCCCCATATCACGGGCAGTACCAGGCATGAACTGGAACAACCCCTGTGCGCCAGCACCAGAAACAGCAAACTGATCGCCGCCTGATTCTGTCAGGGCGACGCTGCGAAGCAGTCCCGCCGGAAGGTTATACAGCGCTTCCAGCTTACCCATCATCGGTGCCATCCAGCCCAGCAGTTGAGCTCCGGCTTTAGTGGCCTGAGGTCGTTTAACAGACTGCCCGTATTGAGTAGCATCACCGCCAAACCAGCCAGTAACGGCTTGCCCAATACTGCGGGGGTCAAACCCGGTTTTATTCTGAATCCAGTCAGCCGCGCTGTTGGCGCTGTCTGTCACCGCGTTTGATGGCGTGGGTTCACCGCCCTGATTCAGCAATTGCCTGGCGTAAGCTGCCGCGTCTGACCATCGCCCTTCATCAATCGCGTTGAGAAGCTTACCGATGATATCCAGCATCTTGCTGAGCTCATCAAATTGCTTCCTCAGATTGTCGAACTCAAATTTAATCGACCAGGTTTTAGGGTCGATGCCGAAAAGCTTAATCAGCTCATCTTTGAGACGCTTAATGCCTGACCACAGCTTATCAATGGCGTTAAGGGCCAGAGTTATCGCCGGTTCCCACGACTTCCAGTCGATGAGGCTTTTACCGCCTTCCTTCCAGGTCTTGTAATCGTCGTACAACAACAGGATTGCGCCGGCCAGCGCCAGCACCCATGTAACCGGCGAAGCAAGCATTGCCGAGTTCAGCAGTCGCCAGGCCACCAGCAAGCCGCCAAGCGTTTCGATCAGCACTTTGGTGTCGTCGTTGAGCCCTTTCCACCAACTCTTGATGTCAATGGCGGCCTGAATAAGCCGGTAAACAATCCGCCCAACAGCTTCCCCCATCCAGAGGATACCCTTAACCGTCGCGGTTATTGCGCCTTCAATTTTCGGGAAGTTTTCCAGTATCTGGCGACGCAGCCTGTCGAGAGAGCCAGCAAGTCCATCAGCGAGACTGGAGCCGATTTTATCCCGTGCCATGCCTGCCATCAGCCCAAAGGAGCGCAGCGAGGTCATGAATTTATTGGAGCTGACGGCGGCCACATCAGCGTTATAGCCGATCGCCTTCGCCATCGCGGTGTATTCGCCACTAAACTGGCCGATACCGCGACGCATTGCCATCAGGGTGTTTTCATCCAGACCCAGCATCTGAGCGTACTGGTTCGCGCGGTAATACGGCATGCTGCTAAGACGCTGGCCGACGCCGGTAAAGATCGTCGCCATATCCCGCATGTTGCCGCTGGCATCACGCGTTTGAACCCCCAGCCGGTTCAGGAAACCCTCAGCGCCGGGATTGTTACGCATGAACCTGGCAAGATTTTCGAGAGAGCCGCGGGCCCCGTCGACACTGCCGCCAACCTGACTAACCGCATACCCAATCTGCTTAATGCCCTCCACCGTCGCGCCTGTGCGCTGAGAGGCCCAGTACAGGTCGTCGAGACCGCTGGCAATTTTCGCGGTGAATGCAACGACGGAAAGCGCCGCTGCCTCAACTTTGACGCCCAGCTCAATCGCTTTAAGCGTTGTCCCGGCAACGACGGCATCGAATTTTCTGGCGCCAGCCTCATCAACTTTGAACCCAAGCGAGATCAGAAAGTCCTTGAGCGTTTCAGCGTTCATTAGCCTCTCTCCATTTCGCTATACGGTTTTCGTTATCGGCTTTCAGGTCCAGCCAGTCATTCATACGGGCAATATCAGCCAGGTCTACTGATCCATCTTTCAGGGCGGTGTAAGGGATGTACCCGGCATCCACCGGGCGCATCAGGAAATCCTCACCTTCTGGCATGGATTCGAGGACAGGGCCTATGGCTGGGTAGGCGTCCCGCTGCCGGGGAGTTCTTTCAAAAAATTTCCCAGGCTGTCGGCGACCACCCGCGCCACCAGCTGCAGCATCGTGAACAGGTCGATATCGTCGAACATCAGCGCGCCCTGATCGAAAATTTTCACCCACCCTTTTTCATGCTGGCGCATAACAACGCCCAGGCACGGATGAATCACCGCGTTAACGTCCTCTTCAGGCAGAGCTGCCAGCGTATCGGCAATTTTCGGCAGTACGCTTTCCAGCACTGCACCAGAGTTACCCGCAGCGGCCTGCGCTTTCAGCGTGGAAAATTCGCTAACGAGCCCGGCCAGCACCGGCAGCAGCTTACGGCTTACCTTCAGTTGCTGGAATACGTCGAGTTTGGCGGCTCGATAATTAACGCCCTTAATTTCAAATTCCATCGATTAAAACTCCCCCAGCAGTTGGTCAATCTTACCGGCGTCAAATACCCACGACACCGTATTGCCAACCTTGGCGTTAGCGTGATCCGGCTGCTTCTGGAATGCGCAGCTACGCGCGGTGGTGATATCGCCTGACACCTTGTTTCGGATGACAATCACGTTATTACCCCAGGTCGCCGAGGACTGGCTCTGCGCGTTATACATCAGGGACAGTTTTTTGTTCACCGGGGACGTTTTCAGCAGGGTAACTGTGATGGTGCCACTCTTACCGGCGTGCAGGCTGTGCATCACCTCACCATCGGCGCCGACGGTCATGGTGTTTTTTGCCTCGGTCATCGCAACCGTAATACCTTCTTCGGAGTTCGCCGAGCCGTAGCCCAGATCGATACTGCCGGTTGGGCCCGTCAGGGATGCCGAGACGTCAATAAAACTATAGGTTCCGCTCATGGTCGCTCCTTATCGCACCACATTGATCTGCACGTCGGCATAGTGAATGGCACCCGCCAGTTTGATCGCCGCCTGAATCACCGGCGACTTACGCGCTTCCCTGTCGGACTGCGCCTGGTTATCTACTGAATCGGCGTAGACGTAGTAACCCTTGGTCAGTGTGTCACCTGATTCAATCTGGCCGATCGGGCCGCCATTCCATACACCCGGAGCAATAAGGCCGTTATTTACCGCCTGATCCAGTGAGGCTTCGACGTTGGTCATTAACCGGGTTACGCCCGCGTCGGTTTGCGGAATTTTGGTAGTCGAGGTGTACAGCAGGTTGTAAAGGTTGGTCTGCACGTAGTTCTGCAGCCAGTCCAGGCCGTGGCGCTCATCAAAGAAGTCTCCGTTCGCCATGACACCCTGCTGGATAATCGCTGTATCGTTGGCGTAGTAGACGTAGACGTTACCGTCAATGGCATCAATAGCGGACGCCTGCGCGGTCGTGAGCGTTTCGTACGTCACGCCAGGCTCGGTTTTGAATTTCAGGGTGATCGTGGTGGTGTTGCCGGTGAAATTCACCGTAAACGCACGGCCAAATGCCGAGATAGCGGCGTATTTGCTGCTGGAGCTGTACTGCCAGAACGTACGGCTGTAGCCGGCGGCTTTCAGCTTATAGCCGATGTTGTCGGTATTCCCCGAGACCAGCACATTCACATCATCAGTGGTAACGGCCAGAATGCGACTCAGGCTGGATGCCTCGATCGCCGCAGCAACCGAAATCACGTCAGCCTCAACCAGAACGGCACTGTCGGCAATCGCCAGACCGTACCAGTTGGTATATTGCAGAGAGGCATTAACCGCCTGCAGCAGCGTTTCAACTGTGCCCTCTTCACCTTCCGCCAGCGTCTTCGCCCAGCGGCCGATATAGACCAGCGTCGGTTTTGGTGATTGTGAAAAGAAGATGGTCGCTGCTTCGTATTCCGGGGAGTCAATGCCAAAATCATCGCCGATATCTTCAATGGCCGAATACTGGCGAATGCGCTCGGTAACCGGAATAACGGTAGAGGTTCCCAGAATGAGGAGCGCACCGAAGTTTCGCCCCGTTGCCGCTACCGGTGACATGATGACGTCAACGTTAACGACATTGGAAACAGGTAAGCCCTGTGCCATGTTTTAATCTCCAAAAAATTGCACTGGCGCGTCGACCAGCGATTGAATGCCGTACTGTCGGATGATTTTGCGGCGCAGGTCAACGCTGATATCGTACCGGCGCACCCACTGGTTATTGATGAGTTCGGGCAGATTGAGGATCCGCCCATGCTGCAGAAATGTCAGGCCTGAGCGGTTGAGCTCGTCATTGTTCTGCGAGACCAGCAGACCGTCACGAAAGCGCGTGGCCATTGCCAGCCCCTGCGGGCCATAGAAGCACAAGATCAGGCTCACGGTCTCATGCGACCACTGTTCGGTGCTCTCTTCGCCCTGCACGTACGCCGGGTTGAAGTCCTCCTGAATGCCGGTGATACCGAACGCGCACCAGGTGGTGCCGTTTTTGGGTATCTGCTTTTGCGGGTCAGTCCAGCGTGGGTAAACCAGCGTGACAGCCAGCCCTGTCACACCCCGTATCCAGCGGCTGATTAGCCGTTCCAGATCCTCATCGTAGGGCGGTGAATCACCGACGGGGGTCAGATATCCCGCCGTTGTGCTGTCGTTACTCAATCGGCGTTCCCCCGTCAAATTCCAGCAGCTCGCAATGCGCCTGAACGAACCCGGCACCGTACGCTGTATACGGGTCGACAAACGTCACACGATAATCTCGCCCGCGGTAGGTTACGATATCGGCATCTAATCCGGGTTGCCCCTGAGTAAGCCTGAACTGCGTCACGATGAGAATGGCCCCGTTGATGTTCTGTCCGGCGGCCATACGCTTAGCCTCAAGCGAGCGATCGACGGTTACGACACCAGAGAACGGAATAGCCTGCGCGGTATTGGTCGGAAAATTATCTTCGTCCACCGTCTGCACCTGTCGATAACACACCAGGGACAGGTCGACAAAGTCCGGATCAAGCAGAACATCAGTCACATCGAGAAACGGCATTATTTTTTCCTCACGACATACTGAATCGCTCTGAAAAGGAATCCGCGGGCCCTCAACGGCTTGTCGCCAGGGATAGGCGGTTTCATTTCTCTGCGCTTCTTGATGGTCTTTTCAGATAGTGGGGTCAGACGATCGCCTGCCTCAATGACAGCCTTTGAGGCATCACGCGAAATCTGGCCTGCGGCTTCAAGATGCATCGACGCCACATCTGCCTTACCTTCAAGCGCAGACTGAGCGGCCAGCTTTAAACGCTCGGTCGTTTTATCCCGGGAATCCTCAATACCCATGTCCAGAAATGGCCTTGGCGGCAGAGTAACGGTCTCACCGTCTATCTCTACGGTTGCCCCGGTGGACTGGAGATACCCCAGCTCAGCGTTGCTCAGCGGCGCATCATCGCGCGGAGGACCTGCCGGGATACCAACCAGTACATCAGTGCCTGACAGCTGTTTCAGCGCATCCAGAACGCTGCTGTAATTGTCTTCCCGAATTGTGAGCCCGCTTTTCATTCCGGCGTCCCCAGTTGAACCGCTCCGGCACCAAACATCATCAGGAATTCCCAGAACTCCGATCCGTACCGGGAGTTGTTCCAGAAACCGGCATTAGGGTCCAGGGTTGCGCTTGCGTCATAACTGGCTGAAACCTTATCCACTGATTTCGCGGTCTGTATGCCGCTATTTACGCCACCAGCAGTACCCACAGCCACACCACGCATATCGGCGGCGTAAAGGTACATGTAGTGCGCAACATACAGCCCGACGATGTAGGGAAAGATATCCACGCCAAAGCGCGACTCACTCAGCATGGCATCAGCAAGATTCAGTCGAGCCTGGATCATTGGCGTGGGGTACTTTGTTTCGTCAGCGAACTGGGGGAAGGTTGACCTGAACTGCTCAGGCGTCGGCAGACTTTGATTTCTTGCCATTATCAGTAGTCTCCGGCAATTGCGCTTCGAGTTCAGCAATACGCGCGTCTTTCTCAGCGATTTTTGCTTCCAACTCAGCAATGCGCGGGTCTTCTGCAATCGCTGGCGCTTCGCCATCCGGAGAACAGTGCGCTTTTACGAACCAGTGCTCAGCAACCGTGTCATCGACGTCGTGGAAGCCAACCTGGAAATGCGTTTGCTCTTTGCCGTCGTTGAAGTTAAACGGGGAGAGTACGTAAATCTTTTTCATTGCAAGTCCTCATGAGCGGCCCTTTCGGGCCGCCGCAGGTTAGATGCCGTCGACGTAGGCCAGAGTTTCCGGATAAACCGGCTCTACTGCACCCAGCTTGCCGTAATAGGTTACGAGCTGATACAGGCCGCGATACTGGATCGGCACGCTCATCAGCGGAACCATCGGGAAGCGAACGTATTTCTTGTCGTTGGTGTAGAACATCATGCGATCAGAGTTCGACACGCCACGACCTTTCGCCCATTTCACCGGACGGATGTTCAGAGGACGCCCGTTCTGGTGGTATGCGATGGTGTTGGTTTCCAGATAGGTCAGCAGGGACTGGTTACCAGCGCTGGATACGATGGTGCTTGCCAGCAGAGAGAACTGCTCCGGCGGGATCAGCAGGTCCGTCGGTACCATGGAGTAAGCTGAGTTGGCCCACGCAGCACTCAACCCGGCATTAATGCTCGCCCGGATTTCGTCAGCGGTGGAGGTCGCCCAGGTCTTCGCGGCGTTGGTCGGTGTTACCTGCGTCAGGTTCAGCAGGCCTTTTACCGCCAGACCGGAATCGCCGATATAAACCTGCTCGTCCGTGTCCATGTTCCATTTCAGCTGCATACCGTCGTACTTCTGCGTGTCGATCGGGCGACCAACCTGCGCAGCTGCCTGCAATTCTGGAACGGTCCAGCCCAGCTCCATACCCCACAGGGTAAGCGGGAAGCCAGTTTTTGCGATGTCGACGTTAAGTCCAGCCATCGCGGTCGCGGCTTTGCTAAGCCAGTTTTTGCCGTTGGCATTCGGCGTACCGGCAGCAGCAAAAGTGGTGTTAGTGAACGAGCTGATCTCGTCAGCAATAGACACGTCTTCACGCAACTGGATATCGCGCGACCAGGTAAAATTCACCAGCGGCAGATTCAGTGTCTGATCGAGACGCTCCAGCTCATGGACAAGAAAGGCACCAGTGCCGTCGACTGTCGCCTGGTCAAATGTCATTGGCATTTGCGATTTCCTTAAATATTGAAGGCCAGCTCAATGTTGCCGCTGGTGTCGCCAGGGCCATTGAAGTAAGCGTTAGTGATCTGGACGGTATTCGAGCCATCAGCGGCGGCAAGGAACGCGCCGAGAGGGCTTGAGGCGGATGGTGTGGCCACTCGCATGTAGACCGGGCCATGCAGCGCAACGCTGGATGCATCCGCGCCGATGTTTACCGTGACGTAACCACGCACCAGGCAATCGCCGGTGAAGTTTTTACCGCTGCCTACCTGCTGGACTTTATCTGGCTGGCTGGCGGTCGGATACGGACGAACGTAAATGCCCGCCAGCACCGACGCTGTATCGCTCGCAGCGATTGGCACAAATTTCCCGGAGGAAATCTTGCCGCCAAGGCCGTAAGCGGGAAAAAGGTTGGAGGAGTCCAGCAGTTGAGGTTCAACCGTCAGATCCTGCGGACGAGAAATTGCCCCGGCGATGCCCGCTGGCATCCGGTAAAGAAATGTATTACCCATTGGTTAGCCTCGTTTAGACCAGAATTCCTGCGCGGCCTGATTCATACCGGCAATGGTTTTAACAGTGGTGGCAGTCTGCGTTTGCAGGCTGTCGACGGTTTTAGTATTGCGGTTTTTCGCCAGCTCAGAAACAGCCGTGAAAGCCATATCCACCGTGGCTTTTTTCAGCTTGCTGATATCGGCATCACCGACAATAGAGCGCACCAGAGATTGATCGGCAGAGGCGAGCACCTGGCGCTTGAATGCTGTCGGCTTCGCCTTTTCTGGCAACTGGATGCCTGGCTGAATCAGATCGGCACGGTAAGCGGCGTCGCCGGTAACTTTACCCTCTTCTTCCTTTTTCTCCTCTTCGTCCTCGGCATCGCCGGTGCCAGGAGCGGTTGCCGCAGGCGTGAGTTTGGCCACCGCCTCAATCAGCGCCTTACCCCATGCAGGAATCTCTTCTTCGCCATCGCCGGTACCAGACAATGCCGGGCCGGGAAGCGGATTTTGCGGCGCAAGGTTAATGATCACTCCGCCGGGTGTCATAGAGGTCGATACATCGTTATCGCCCGTGACATCATCAGGCGGGTTGTCGATAAGATTCGCCATTTCGGCGGCATCGTTGGTTTTACGGGCCTTCAACAGCCGGGTAAACCAGTTTTTAGTAGTGCTCGGCATAGCGTCTCCCAATGCACAACGTGAACCAGCCCGCCCGTTAGGGACAAAGGCCAGATGATTACCGGTTATCGCGTACTGCTCTGCGATGCCCGGCGAGATTTGTCGGTAGTCAGCGTCATAACCGCAGCTCACCTCTTCGTCGCCGTTCTCCACTGCCTGAATGGCCTCAGGCGTTTTGGCAATGACGTCCGCCAGCAGCAGGTCTGATTTATCACCCGCGCCTCGGCGAACGTTCTGGATGTGCCCGTTAGAGAGTTGCCGCCAGTTTTCTGGCGTGACGAAGATGATGTTTCCGCTGAAGTCTTTGGGGTGGCCTATCGTGACGGCCATACCCTCAAACGATGCGATAGTGCGCTCGCTGAAAACTTCTTCAGGTGTGCGCCGTACGGTTATGAGTCCGTGGCTATCAGGCTGCAGGTCAGGCAGCTCCTCTGCGCCATATACCTGCTCACCAGTCCTTGCGATCGGGACGTCCTTAAACAGGACTGACCCATCAGCAAGTTGAAAGCGGGTATTACCCAGGCGGGTTTTAAAGAAATATTTCATGGGTTACCTGCTGAATTGCGGGTATTGAAAAGGCCGCTCATTGGCGGCCTGTTATTTTTTTGGTTCTGGGATCTGCACTTCTGGCCAGCAGTCGCAGTTCGGCAGGCATCCGGCGTGGCCGGTCATACCATCAAGCGTCGGCGGGTTATCCCAGCGCACAAATTTATCTTTCATTCCTCGGTGCGATGTCCTGGTACCAGCCCCCTTGATGCGCCACCAGTACCCCTCAGAACCAACGGACAGTGCCCGAGCCTGAGTTAATGCGGTAGTGGCGCGGCCTATCTCAGTGCGGGCTATCATCCGCGCCCTGCTGGCCGCCACGTCACCGGATTGCATGATCATCTCGTAAAGCTGATCGGGGCGCTCACCATGGATGACAGCCTGTATCGCACGCTCCTGAATTTCCCTGACACGTCCGGCCGCCTCTAATGGCAGAGACTTCATGTAGCGAATCTGTCGGTAAACGATGTCTTGTGCCACCATGCCGACAGGAGTGTTACCAATCACGTCACGCAGACCAGCGGATATTTCTTCCGAAACAGAACGCCACTGATTCCACTCTTCACGCTCCACCTGGGCAAACATCTTTCGACCGACCATTTCGGCCCAGTCGTCGATCACCACCGAGTAGTCAACAAGCGATTTAGCAATGCTCTCAGCGCTTGCCTGTGAACCATCGTAGGAGCCCGTGACGATTTGATTTATCTGGTCGACTATCGCCAGTAGGCTTTTCTGATACTGGACCTCCGATCGGCGGCGGAGGGCTGGTTTCAGATTCAGTCTCCTGCCACTGTTTCGCCGCATTCTGGATATCCTCATCGCTAATTGAAGCACCGATGCCGGTAACGTCAGACAGCTCGCGCAAATCGGTCAGCGCAGCAGCCGGCGACATTCCCAAATCACGCACCGCGGTTGCCAGAGCGGTAGTTGTGTTGGTCGCCACCGTGGAGCGATCGGTGTCGCTCATCTGCCACAGGGGGTTAAACTCAAAGGTGAAATCTTGCGGCAACGGCTCGCCAAACTCTGAGCGATGCAGTACATCGAATAACAGGCGGATGTGAGGCCGTAAATCTCGCTCCTGAAGCGTTCCCACGTCATCGTAGTAGTTCGCGAGGTCAGCGTCACCGGTTGAAAAACCTTTCGGTGACTGGCGGAACAGACGGACAAGAGGAATACCAACAGCACCCGCGATATCCTCTTTAAACTCGCTAAGCAGGTCAGACAGGCCCGCGAAAGAATAGGAATGTGTTTCAAATTCGTCCTCCGAATCAAACAGGGACATCCCCTCGTTCGTCTGGTACTGGCGGACCATTTCCATATTCTTGATAAGCGCTTCAAACGCCTTACCGCCCGTGGCGATAATTTCACGCAGCTTTTTAATCTTTGCCGTTCGCAGATGTGCCTTGTAGGCAAGCTGGGCGGCTCCGACGCTGGTGCTATCGTAGGAAGTCAGGCGATCGAAGATGCGCTCGACAATGGACATCCCCCATTCGTTTTCGGTGATTTTCTGCTGATACGGCAGTTTCACACCATCCATGCGGATCAGTCGGCTGTGGTGAACGGTCCACGCAGGAAGCCCCTGCGCCGTCGTCACGATGTCATAGAATTCAGGCTTGCCGAGGTTAGGGCCAAGCGCCTTAATGCGCCTGGTGAGCTGTGGGTTAATCATCCAGCGGTCAAGTACAGCCAGACCTTTAAAGCTGCCCTTGCCAACCTTATCCAGCACCAGCGGCGTCAGCGGTGCCTGACCTTCAATCAGAATCAGCGCCACCGCCCCGCCATACAGCCGGGACCATTTCAGCGTCTCGTTGATGCAATCCCAAAGCTGAAGCTCATCGAACCGTGATTCCAGAATGCCGCGGCGTTTCGGGTCAATCTCACTGGTGATCCGCACGCCCTTTTTGGTCATATCGTCCGCTTTCGAATCGACTGCAGCGCCAATAATCCAGGAGGAACGATAAGCCCACTCAATGAGCAGGCGGTTGCGGCTGGTATAGTTCGCCCTGTAGGTCGATGCGGCATGCTGGTTAGGCTGCTGCATACCTACACGGGCAACAAAGTTATCGTACGAATCCGCCGTGGCGACTCGTCCTGTTTTCTTCGCCATGGTGACTATTCTCCGGCTTTTTCGGTACTCGTGAAGGATAGGATAATTTGTTAAAAAACGACCCGATTTAACATAATGACTGTTACCCGCACCAGCCGGATCCCTCCCATGATGAAATGTCCGCCAAAGGCTTATTTATCGGGGTTAAGTGGCTAAAAGCGCGTGAATAAAACATGCATAAACAGGGTCGAAAAATGAATAGCGTGAATTTTGCGTGATACGGTTATTTCCAGGTATTTAGCTGTTCCCCAGCGCTTCCCAGATATCCATTGCCGTATCGGTTGGAGCAAACGCCATGATGAACGCGTCGGCCACGTTCGGCGATGGTACGTCACGCTTGGCGAGGTCTTTCTTGCTTTCCACCATCACGCGACCGTTTTTGTCAAAATCACGGTGAGGGGTGGTAAGTTCCAGCTTGAGCTTTTCCAGAAGCGGACAGGATGAGTCAATGCTAATCAGCTCATCTACCGGGTACTGCTCGCCGTTCTTTACCGCGTTGAAGGTGTTACGGAAGCGATCCGCTACGAGCCACCAGGCTTGCGCTTTGAGGTTGGCGAAAAAATCCTTATTCGGGATGCCAATGTATTCGTAGTCCGGCTCATTCACACCAGCGCCTGCATTGAATCGCTGATAATTGATGCGGGATGCATTCATGTTTTCGCGCTTACGATCCTCATTAATTTCTGAGAATTTCGCGCCAGCAGATGCCCCAACGCCGATTGAGTCGTAGACGATATCAGCATCACGCTCCAGTGCCGCCTGATAGGTACGCTGGCAGCTCTTCAGCAATTCGTCTTCTTTCGCCTTCCACTCATCCGCCCAGTACACGACTGAGCCGTGACGATAGACGTTAGCGCACTTATCGGCGCCGCTATCGGCAACGTCGAAGCCAATACGCTTGCGCCCGCTTGGCTCGAAATTCAGGATTTTGTGGGCATCAACAGCCGCCTCAATCCATGACAGCTTGATAATGGCCGCATCATCATCCGACTCTGGCACGCCTTCGTAGACGTGCTTAAACCCATCCGGATCCCGGCGCTTAGCGGCTTCGATAACTTTCAGCATGGTGTCGGACAAAAAGGGGTTTTCATCGTAGTTGATTTTGCGTATCAGCGTATCTTCTGGCGGGTCGACCACAAAGTTACGCCACACGAAATCAGTCACCAGTCCGGGGTTAAAGATAAACCAGCACTCTGAGCCCTCTTTACGGATGGTAGGCTCCAGTATCTTCCACTGGTACTCCGTCAGCGCGTGGGCCTCTTCAAGCCACAGAACGCTGATACCTTCCAGAGACTTAATCTCTTCAATGTTGCGCCAGAGTCCATAAAACACAAATTCAGACCCGGTCACCCGGTTAATGATTTTGTTGTTCAGAATGCGGAAACGATGCCGCAGGCCAAAGCGGTCAATCTGAATCTTGAGCAGGGTATACACCGACTCTTCAATTTTGTTCTGGATCTGACGTGCACAGCAAAAGCGCAGGCTGTATTTATTCGACAGAAATATGGCTATGCCAGCGGCATCCCACGATTTTGACGATGACCGGCCACCATAAAGCACTTTGTTACGCGCCTGCGTCGTCCAGAAGCTACGCAGGACCGGGTTCAGCGTCGGTTTGGATGTCAGAGTAGAAGTCATTGAGGTCACGCTCTCCGTTGCCATCATCAATACCTGCATCACGGCGAAGACGATCGGCCTCCAGCGACACCTTGTCAGTAGCAGCCTTGCGATAGTCCGTATCAGCAAATATTTTGCCTACCGTCGCAAGCGTGCCGACGATGGACTCAATACGAACGGTATTGCGCATCATCGCCTTCTCGGCGGCGCTGATATTTTCCATCAACACCTTTCTTTCCTGGTCCCCTTCAGCATCATCCAGCTTGGTCAACCACCGGCCAATATTCTCTGCGGCGACAAGGTTGTTAGCCCGAAGGCGAAATAATTCGTCTTCGAGTGTCAACGCTTTCGCGTCTTCAATGACCTCATCTTTAAGCAGAAGGCGGCGGGCGTAACCACCATGCTTTAACGCCTGCTGGTTGCCGGGTTGAAATGGGTTAGTCGGCGGATCGGTACGCACCCCGCGTATCGGTTTCGTATCTGGTGGAGGTTCGGATTTTGGTTGCGTACTTTTTTGCGTACGTCCAGCGCTGGCAGGCTTTTCGCTGGTACGCGCCTTACTCTTTTGCGTACCACTTTGCGTACCATTTTTGCGTACCTGCGTACCGCTATTGCGTACCCAGTCAAATTTTTTAGCCCTCTTCCTGATAGCCCCTTCAGTAACGCCGTATTTATCGCCTATATCACGGAGACTAAGGACTCCGGCCCGGTATGCCGATTCGATGGCCTCCCAGTCCGGTGTTGCCATGGGAATTCCTTGTTATATATTAAGGCCATACCAAATGCATGGAGAGGTACTATGGCGATTGAAGTGTTCAGAAGTGATTGCCGACACGATAGCGAATCAGCCTACAAGAAATGGCTGAGTGATAACCCGGACGGGTTTGTTGTTAACGCCCTAAAATCAGCAAGTGGTCAGGGCAATAAAAGTGACTCCCGTTTTACCAGAATTCATCGTGCTGCATGCAAAACCATTAACCCATTGCTGGGGCAGGCAGACAAAACAGGATGAATCGCCACGGATAATCTAGACACTTCCGAGCCGTTGATAATACTGGTTTTCATATTCTGTCGGTGACATCTGTTCGCTAGAACCATGCCGACGCTTACTGTTATAAAACATTTCGATGTAATCAAAAATATCACTGCGGGCTTCTTCCCGCGTTCCGTAGATCTTTTTCTTTATCCGTTCACGTTTCAACAACTGGAAAAAACTTTCTGCAACCGCATTATCATGGCAGTTACCGCGACGGCTCATGCTACCCTCCAGGCCGTGTGATTTCAGGAACGACTGCCACTCATGGCTTGTGTACTGACTGCCCTGATCCGAATGAACCAGCACCTGTTTTTCGGGATTACGCCGCCATACAGCCATCAGCAGTGCGTTCAGGACAATGTCCTTTGTCATCCGGGATTGCATGGACCAGCCGATAATTTTGCGTGAGAACAGATCAACAACAACGGCAAGATACAGCCAGCCTTCGTGGGTCCTGATGTAGGTTATGTCCGTTACCCAACGCTCATCAGGAGCATCCGGATTGAACTGTCGCTGGAGCCTGTTGGGTGACACGATACTGGCCTCGCCTTTACGTGCCCGCGGGCTTCGGTATCCGACCTGAGCCTTTATTCCGACACGTTTCATCAGTCTCCAGACTCTGTTTACTCCGCACTGTTGCCCGCTGTCACGCAGATCCAGATGGATTTTGCGATAACCATAGACGCATCCCGATTCCAGCCAGAACTGTTTAATCTGTCCTGTCAGTCTCAGGTCTGCCTGATGGCGTTGTGAATGCGGCTGCTGAAGCCAGGCGTAAAAACCACTGGGATGAACATCCAGCACCCGACAGAGCAGGCGAACAGGCCAGCAACAGGAGTTGTCACGGATAAAGGCGTACCTCAGTCGGACAGCTTTGCGAAGTACGCCGCGGCTTTTTTTAATATGTCCCGTTCGTCGGTAACCCGTTTCAGCTCTTTCTGGAGACGGCGGATCTCGGCCTGAGCATCTGACTGTTCTTTATTAGTGGAAGAATCCGGACCGTACTTCTTTATCCAGGCATAAAGGCTGTGGGTGGTGATATCGAGACGTGTTGCAACGCTGGCAACAGAATAACCGCGATCAACAACCTGTTTGACTGCTTCAGTTTTAAACTCTTCGGGATAACGCTTACCGCTCATGGGCACCTCTCTTTAAGCCATCTTAAATGACTCTGAGGTGTCTGTTAAACCCGTGGCGATTCAGGATTTACGACTGGCCGGTATCAAAAGCTCTGTGCCACCAGCCTTGAGTTAGCAGACAGCGAAGCCAGAGTGACAACTGGCCTTGCAGTTCCAAAGCGATGCCCATGCATCTGAAGAATTATTGCCATTACGATGGGCCAACTCATGGTGATGGCAATAAAAAAGCCGCCATCTTGGAATGGCAGCTAGTAAAAATAAGATAAGAAAAAGGTCAGAATTTAGTTATGAAGGCTCGTTGCTGCTGTTTTGCTGCCTCAGTAACCGGAGATATAGGGTATCCGATACCTATCCCTGGGTTAGCGTTAAGGTTCATCAGTTCTGTGATCACCTGTAGCGAGCGCCCAAACATGTCTGCCAATTTTCCGAAATCGACACCCATGATAGCTACTGACATATTTTGCGATGTTTGGCTGAGGTAAGCTCTTAAATGGGCTGCTTCTTGCTGCAAATGTTCAGCCTTCTCGCCACTTGCATAGCGCCGCGCAGTAACCATTCCAATAACTAACCCTGATTCAGTGTCAATAATAGGTCCGCCCGAGTTGCCACCATTTACCATTCCATCAATAGCAAATTGCCCTGCTTTTAAAGGTGCTGAAATGATAGCTTCGCTCGTTAATAGCTCCTCATATCCATGTGGATAGCCCGCGAAAATCAACCGCATTCCTCTTGTTGGATTGAAGTCAGTAGCCGGTTGCAGTATCACGCGACCATCTGGAAGAGATTCCGATAGCTGCATAACTGCAAAATCATTATCAAGATCTACATGTTTAATCTGGGCAGGAAGCCTCTGTCCAGATTCGGTTATCAGCGTGGCTGGCCCAAGCGTTCTTTTATTCTCTAAATCAAGCAGCGGCCTTACAACGTGACAATTTGTTACCACTAAATCATCTCGTAAGAAACTAAAACCACTGCCGCGTGATCCACCCGCAATAACCTGAAACGTTGCGTTGGCTAAAGTTTGATGCATCGATTTTCTCCGATACCGGTGAGTGAAAATTCATAATGAATTCATCCACCAGCTTAATTGATGAGATACATCAATTCACACGCAAAATATTCAACACATCAATCAGCTCGTCTTATTTTTGAACTGTGCGCAATTTGAGCACCAATGCACATGAGTCATCGGTGGTTTCGCTTTTGATGACCACCAGCTCAAGAACCTCACCCTCTTTCGGGATTGCATTACCCACGAACAGGTTTTTTACCTCGTTGATTGAGTTGGTAACCGAGATAAACCCATGGTCTTCTTTTTTCATATGAAAGCACCTCGCTTTATTGTTTCTGTTTCACTCAGGCCGCGTTTTTAAGGCCCCGTATTCACTCGGTTGGCAGTTCGCCAGCACTGATTTGTTGTGCGCCAGAATGTCGCGCTTCGTCTGCTTATCCAGCACGTCGATATCGTGGTCAGTCAGGTAGATGATCCGCACCCAGCTGCAGGCGGTATCAACGACTACCGATGTCATGGCTTGCGCCGTGGCGAAAGGGATTTGCTTCTGCAGCTGCTTTAGCTGCCGGGATAAATCCTTAAGCGTTGACATGGTTTCCTCCAACATTATCGAGCCACCTCTGGAAGTGGCTCTGTAATGTCGATCAGCCAATCAGCAGTTCTGGCTGCGTCACCTGCATGATGTGCTCATGCTCGAGCTCCAGAACGCGCTTCTCTTTCTTCCGCTCGTTCATCAACCGGCTGCCGATTGTGCCTTTCAGCTTTGAGCGCGTTTCTTTGATGGCGTAGCAATGCTGCAATTCTTCACCCATCGCCATGCGCCGGTTTAGCTGCTCGGCCATCCAGTTGAAGGCATTGATGTAACACTCCTTCACTGCGGCAGCTGTTTTGCCAGTGAATCCCATCACTAGCATCATGCATCCGTCGCGGGTGATGTTATACATAGGCTGAACATCGCTTATCAATGAAATCAATGGGCGCAAAATTGCGCTGGGTGAAGTCATCGGAGCATTTCAGGTTACGTATGGCACGCAAAACGTCTTTGTGTCGCTTGCCAAAGTAATCCGCCACCTTGAGTGATGTGGTGATTATCTTGTTGTCGAGGGTCGTGACCATTTCGCGGAAGTCGAAGGCCGGAATAACTGACGGATTATTCATAGCGTCTTTACCTTTTAGAAAGATGAGCCTGTTCGCACAGAAAAGCCGCCCCGAGATGGTCGCCACCATATACGGCAGTTCTCAGGCTCAGCTTTCTGAAAGACTCGGGATTGTTATGCGCTGCGATGCGCGGTTTACTGCGGGCATAAAAAAGCCCGACCGAAGTCAGGCTCTGTTATTTGGGTAACGAATCATTTAAGACACTGCTCTTTGATGTAGTCCTGCATGCCGCGAATCATCTTGTCAGCGGTTGCGATTCCGTCCCGGTGATCGAAATAATTCCGTCGAGCGTCTGGAGTAAGTTCGGGGGCTCCTGCATCATCCACGCCGGTGGAGGAGGTGGCTTTTGGCACTCCAGGGCAGGTTGCGGCGATGCGCAGCCGTTTAGCGCCAGAATCGACATCCCGACGCAAATCGTTAATGGTTTTTTTCGCATCGGACAATTCCTTCGTGTATTTGGCATCGAGCGCAGCGACGTCTCTCTGGCGGGTCTGCATGTCAGCGATAGTGTCATTTGCCAGGCTGAGTTGCTCAGTCACTTTGTCCCGCTGCCTTTTGAACTCGGTGGCGTTGTCGTGGTAGTGGCTGGCCAGCCAGCCGAGGCTGACTATCAGGCAGATCACAATGGCGCTGATAATGGCTGCTAATCGGCTCATTTTTGACTCCAGAGACAAACTTCGTGCTCAATCTCGCGGCGAGTTACCAGTCCTTTCCACTGCTTACCCTTGGCGTAGGTCCAGCGGCGCAGCTGATCACATGCACCTTTCTGGTCGCCCTGGTTGATTTTGCGCAGCAGCGTGGAGGTCTGGAAATTGCCAGCACCGACGTTATAGGCGAACGAGTACAGAGCCCCGCGCATTGTCTCGGGGATCGGCTTCTGGATATATGGGTCAATCTGGCGAGCAACGGTGTTCAGGTCTTTGCTAAGCAGCGCACGGCATTCAGCCTCGGTGTACTTCTTGCCGAGCATGATGTCTTTGCCAGTGTGGCCATAACAGACAGTCCAGACGCCTACCACATCCTGATAGGGGTTGTATCGCACACCTTCAAGACCATCGTTCCCGGTTGGGCCAGTGATGAGCGCAGAGGCAATGGCTATGGCGCCACCGCCGACGGCAGCGATAACGCTATTCCTCAGTTTTGGTGTCATAGCCATTGAGCCGATCCTCGCGTTCTTTCCGCCGGTAGTACCAGTTCACCCCACAGGTGGTAATGGTGCAGGCGATACCGACAATAATTGCCCAGTCACTCAGGGTCATCCCCGCTATTTTGTCGGCCAAAATCCATACCTCTGCCTTAACTACCCCGGCATACGCCTTTGCTGAGACACCGCAGCCCGTCAGTGCGGTCCCGGTGCCGTATGAAAGTCTGCTGTAAATGGTGCTCATTTTTGTCATAACCTCACCTCCGTTGATGACGGATGGCGCTGTGCATAAAGGGGAAAAGAGGCCCAGACCCTGCGGGCTGATTTATCAACAAAGCACGTCGGGGATGATTCCCGAGGGTCTGGGCATGCTCAATAAAAAAACCCGCTCAAGGCGGGAAGAAATACCAAGGGTAAAAGCGACGGCGCGGTAGCCGTAATGGTCCCAAGGTAGAGGGATATGGTGGCCTGTTGCGTTGCGGCAACAACGCCCCGATGGATTGGATTATGAGCCCGTCATCAGGTCAGGCCATTATCTGGCGCACCATTCAGGACTCGAACCTGAAACCGATAGCTTAGAAGGCTATTGCTCTCTCCGGTTGAGCTAATGGCGCTGGATTGGTGCTGGTTGACGGAATCGAACCGCCGACATCCTGCTTACAAGGCAGGCGCTCTACCTGCTGAGCTAAACCAGCAATCTGGTTCAGGGCTCTTGCGCGGCGGGTGTCGACGTGTCGTGCAGCACGTCTCTACCCAAGAACCCTGACCGGAGTGCAGGCATAAAAAAGCCCCGGCGGGATGCCGAGGCTCGGTGTTCTGATAGGTCAAACGCAAATACGGCAACCTACACTAAATATATTGCTCATTTGCTCATTGAAATGCAAGCACGTTATGGCTATTTTTTGCAATTTTCCTCACGCTTTCGCGATCGTTAAACGCATTTTGCAGCGGCTGGTACAGGCAGAATAGCGCCGCGTTGATAATCTGCTTAACTTCCCGGCGAATGGTTGAAATGCTCGGGTGCTTATACTGGTTTCCGGCGCGTGTCTTCATCAGGCGAGGTTTGCTCACAGCATGCTGCCATGAAGCGATCCTTATCTCGCTTGAGTTGCAGACGTAATAGGCAAAAATGACCTTCCATGCGTTCTCATCTACGTTTTTCAGGTAATGCCGGATTACGGCATCAATCAGCAACCCATCATCATCGCTGCATACAGGCCTTGATGGTGCTTGCGGCTCAACGGTGGCCATGAACTTGGCGATCATATTTATCATCACCTTGTCTATCTTCCCTGTCTGGCACCATGCGCCCCAAAGCTGGAGCCAGTGATCTATCCACTGGTGCTGTTCGTTGGTTAATTCCAGTTTCATGCTGTCTCTCCGAGGTGCTTATAGATACGGACGAAATTGCGTAATATTTTGTAGTCAACCAGTACGGTTCCGCGGCTACGCAGGAGGCGGAGCTTTTGTCAGCGGTCGCGGATGCGTTCGATAACGTCGTGGTTCATGCGGCCTCCCGCTGTTTCAGTGCTTTGAGCTTGGCGCGGTACTCATCGCGGATACGAATAAAGTCTTCCCGGCGGTAGTTGGTCATTTCGTGGGGTCCGTTAAGCCAATCGACATACTCCTGCCCGTAACGAGCGACCAGGCCAGCTTCGTATTGCTGAGCAACCGTCGACTCTTTGGCGGTGTACTTACCGGCCCCGGCATTGCACGATTTGCACTGCTTATGAGCGTTGCGCTCTTCAAAACGCAACTCAGGGTAAGCGCCAACCGTTTTGAAGTGGCCGCAGTCCCACTGGCCGCCATGCAGATCAGGTGGGTTGGTCTCGCCGCAACTGATGCATGGCAAACCAGCATCACGAGCGCGGATGTAGGCGTTGAATGCCTTCTGAGCCTGGGCTTTGTAGTAACCGTTAGGTCTGAGTTCAGCCAATCTTGCTTTACGGCGCTGGCGCCCCGCCTTCTCTTCGGTACGCTGACGCTGCGCTTCCTTCTGCTTAGCATCTTCTCGGGCTTTTGCTGTCTGTTTTTTGCCGATCGCGCTGGCGCAGTCAAAACTGCATACCACCTGCCCTTCCCGGGCAGGATGGAACCATTCGCGGCAGTTGGCGCATTTACGACGTGCAGGTTTACGCATGCGCACCACCCTGGATCTGTACCAAGGTCAGGCGGCCGCAGAATACAGCTCCGGTGTCGATGTACATCTGGTTGGCATACTTCAGGGGCTGGCGCACAGGAGTGTGGCCGAAGATAAACAGATCAGCACCGGCTATCGGCGAGACAATCCCATCCTGAGCCGCGCTCACTCGCTCACGATTCCAGATGACCTGTTCTGCATCGACGGGCTTGTCATACGCATATTCGTTATGAGGGTAGTCAGCATGGCAGACCACCACCCTCTCACCCTCGGTCATTACCTCGATGATGAGTGGCAAACCAGCAACCAAATGGGACAACGCGATAGCCAGGCGTTCTTTGTCGTAGTCAAGGTTAAAGAACCATCCGCCACCGTTGGCGAGCCAGTGATTCACGTTCCCGGAGGAGGATAGTCCGTCGAGCATCATCTGCTCATGGTTTCCGCGAACAGCCATGAACCAGGGCATTGTGATTAGCTCAAGGCATTCGACGTTTTCCGCACCGCGGTCGATGAGGTCGCCAACCGAAACCAGCAGATCCTGTGCTGGGTCGAACCCGACAGCGTCCAGCCGGTTCATCAGGTTGGTGTAGCAGCCGTGCAGATCGCCAACAACCCATATGCTGCGCCAGTTAGCGCCGTTAATGCGTTGATAAATGCTCATACAACTTTCCTTCTGGCAGCGCGGCGCAGCCAGCGGACATCTGCCAGGTGAGCCGTATAGTGAAAGGTGGGGATATCTGATGGTTTAACTTCGACCTTGCGCTTGCGGCGCGACGGCACGCGGAAGATGCCGCGCTCCATTACTTTGGCGAGAAGACATTGCATACCCATCACCCCGCAAAGCTCAGCAGCTGACTGGCGGCGTTTTCAGCCTCAGCCGGCGAGTGGAATTTGCGACGCAGAATGTAGTTCCAGAGCACATTCAGCACTGATTTGTAGACGCCGTTGAACTGGCTGTCGTCCATACTGGCGAAGGAGATCGACTTTGCGACACGACGACGGCTACCGTCAGGCATCTGGTATTCGTCATAAAAGCCAGCCTGAATGGTTGCCCACTCGCGGAAGGATTCGAAGTGTTTCAGCAGCGCCATATCGCGGGAACGAGAAATACCGACAGAGGAGAGATACATCTCCGCGGCGTTCTGGAGCGCAGCGCGCTGATCGAAGTCGGATGAGAGGAAGTCGATAAACCCGGATATGAGGGTGCGCTCCGCGGGCTCAATGAGACCACCGGAAGGTGTCCAGTAGTGATACCCGAGAGTCAGAAGCTTGAAGAACTTCTTGTGGAATGCGTAATTCCTGGGCTTGCGGAACTCACCGCAAAGCGGTTGCCCTACGGGGATAAGTTGCAGGTATTCGCTGGTTCCCGGTTCTGCGGGAATCAGTACGTTTTGATAACTCTTCTCAAATTGCAGTGTTTGCGCCATGTGTCCCCACTTGGCGCCGGATAATCGTGTCAGTTGCTCAGGCTGACGAGGTAATTATCGCCCTTCCCGGGGATAAATGCAAAATGAGCATATACGATAAAACCCCTCCGGAGAGGGGTTTGATTTCAGCGGGAATCTTTGCGTTCTGCTGGGGATTTAGGCATTACTCCTCCCTCACAATAAGTTTGTAAGCAAGGGTCGCAACGATCTTTGGCCACGCCACAATGAAGAGCAGCAAGCACAGTATGTTATTCTTAATGCCAGTTGTTTCATCGGCTCTTGTTATTTGCGCCAAAATCCACAAAACAAGACCGATGGAGAAATACCATTCCATCACTTCACCTCCTGCGGGGCGGCCGGCAGCGGCATCCAGTGGGTTACGTCCTGGCGAATTGGCACGATTCCGTATGCGTCGTCCCAGCGCCCATCAGAATAATACAGAGCCGATATGTCGCCACCTTTGAAGCACGCGAGGATCTGCTGCTCTGCATTCTCATTCGGCAAACGCTCGCTTACTGGAATCCACCCAGGAACTACTGGCGCTGGCGGATAATTTGCCAGCATCCAACTAATGACGTAGTCGGCCTTGAACCGCTCAACCGGAAATCCTTCATTCCAGTCACGGAAGTGATAGATAACTTTTGCCAGCTCAGGTTGAAGCGCCACCGGCTCGGTGTCCAGAGCTGGCTGCGATGGAGGCATATCTGGACCTTTGCGAATAGCTTTTGCCAGCTCGATAGGGTCATCGTAAAGCCAGTCTCCGGTCTCAGGGTGATTGGCTTCTGCCAGTTGGGCGGCCCATTCCAGACCGTCTTTGTGTCCCTGTAGGTAGTCAAGCGGCAGTTCAAACGGCTCGCTGTCCATTGCGGCCAGCCTGAATGCAGCCAGCTCCCTGACGATTAGATTACCAAAATCAATTCCCACAACAGCCTCGCCGTTACTGATTCTCTGAAGCAGCTCTCTGTTGTCGATGCTAAATTTGCTTGTCATTGGTTGGCTCCCCTTCCAAGTTCTGCGCAAATAAATCCTGCTATTATCGCGCCGCAGTGCCCGGCAATAAGCGCCCAAACAGGCACGTCAATCTTTGCCGCTACCATGCTTATCGGCGTAGCTCCCAAGCCGATGAATGCAATAGTGAGATAAATTTTCCAACGTTCCGCCATCATTCAGCCTCCACCTTGATGCCAGCGGCGGTGAGCATTGCCAGCACATCATCAAACTTGAGATATTCCCCTTCATCGTCGCTGTGCACATACCAGTCATCCCAACCATCAGCGCCTGGCTGAAGTCGTTGTGGCAGCTTCACGGTGCGGGACTCCAGCTCGGCGATGCGCTTACCACCATCTGCAATAACGCCATCATAGTATTCGCGCTGGGAGTCGATGCGCTGCTGCGCCTTCTCCAGAGCCTCTACCAGCGCGAGGATGTTTACCGGGTTGGCTTCTTTGTTGAATTCATTGAGATCAGTGATATCAATATCAATCTGCTCACCTTCATGCTGAGAGATATCGATAATCTCACCATATGGATATGCTGCGAGCCGTTCATGCGCCCCAACAGCATTCTCTGCTGCCGCTTTCAGGCTCTGCGCCAGTCCGGTGATATCAGTTGTCATGCGGCACGCTCCGGGATTGATACACATACTGAGATTCGATAATGGCTACCGGCATCAAATACGAACCCACGAGCATGCCTTGACAGCCCATGTTTTACGGTTTTCCTTGCTTGTTTATCGGCTTCGCGTTGAGCCTGAGCTTTGCTCATGCGGATTATGTTGAAATTTGAATCAGTCATCGGTCCTCCGATGCCAAAAACTGGCTTGCTCATTTGTCGGCCCCCTCGCGCAGCTGAGCGGCGAATCTCTCGGCGTCTACTGCACTCCCTGCATAAGCCGCACGCAGTACCTGGTCCATTTCGTTGCGATGCTGACGAACGTATTCCTTCTGACTTTCAGCGAACTCCTTCACCCCATCAGCCTTAATTCCGGCTACGATGCGATCGGTGGCGGAAAAGTCCAGCTCATCGGCGCATGGGATAACCTCGCCGTATATCCGCTCCATAGCTTCATCCCAGCCATAGCGGCAGGCATCGTACCGGTCAGTAATGCCACGGTCTTCCAGTCCGCACCCCATGCCTTCGTCGTGGTACTGAGGTTCGTTATCCAGGTTGGTTACGGAGTCAATGATCTGCTTCATCGCCACATTCTCCGCAGCCAGCTGAGAATTTTGGTCTGCCAGCACATTCCCGGTTTTTATGGCGGCATCCAGTGAAGCGCTGCAAATGCGAAACTCTTTCGCCAGCTTCAGGAACTTCTTCTCTCGCTCGCCTGCGCTCTCCAGCGACTGAATGAGCTCGTTTACTGCCTGTAGTGTGATTGTCATTTGGCGGCTCCTTCGGTAAGCATGGCGATGATTTCTTCCGGGGTTTCCCGCACAGCAATACGCTCGCCAGAGGCCATCCTGAGATAAGTAAGGCCGGCTGGGGTCATGCTTTCTATGTGTCCTGGCGCAATGAATACCGAGTCATAAACCGTTTCAGATTCACGACCATATTTTCCCTGAAACTCTACCGTTGAGTTTTGGGTTAATTTGAGAAAAATCATTTTCTTACTCCCGCCAGGCACTGGTTAAACAGGTTGGTCATTGGGTTTGCGCCGTCAGGACGATGGCGGTACTGAACAGACGGATCGCTTTCGGTTACGGCTGTCTGCTCTGCAAGGGTGTAGCGATAGCTACGATATTCTCCTTCGCGCTTAACGCGTCCATCGCGGTTCATCTGCCACAAAGCAGAATTGACAACGGACGGGTCTAGCTCGGTACCGTGGCGGATATCCTGAAATGAGCAACCAGGGTGCTGCCCGATGAAGTTGATTACAGCCTGTCTGCCAGAGTTCTTTTTCATGACCGGTTCTCCCGATAGCTGTCCCAGGTAAACGAAATTGTGCAGCCGCCGCCGTCGTTCATGCGGTCGATGACGCGCTCGCCGATAAACTGCGTCAGCTCATCCTTCGGCAGGTTGCTGATCAGGATCGTAGGCTTCAGTCGCTCGTAGCGGGTGTTGATGATTTCAAACATGATCATCTTCTCGGCTTCGCTGCCAAACTGCACGCCAACCTCATCGACAATCAGAAGGTCTGGCTTCGTGAAGTAGCGGATCACCTCATCCTCAGTGCGCGTGGCTGTTTTTGACCAGGTCGATTTAAACTCCCGGGCAATCTTGAGCGCCGTCGTGAAAATGACTGAGCTTTGGTGGTGCTCAATCACATGACGGGCAATGGCCAGCGCAAGGTGGTTTTTACCGGTACCAGGCTTGCCACACATAACCAACCCACCGCCCTGCTGGAGGCGATCAGTCCATTTCGATGCGTAGGCCTGGCAGACCCGTAGTGCTCGCTCAGAATCCTTCCCAACAGGCTTGTAGCTGTCCAGAGTGCACGTGGAGAAGCGCTCTGGTATGTCCAGCTGTCGAAGCAGCCTTTCTGCAGTTTGCTGGCGAACTCGCTTATCCCAGCGAACCTTTTCATCCTTCAGAAAATTCAGTTCGTCTTCCAGGCAGCCCGGGCAGCGTGTCGGCGGTGATGGCAGATTGATGATGCTGCTGGTCAGGATCCGCTTTCGCTGCTCATACTCGCCATGCTTTTCGCAACAGACGCGCTCGATAACCACCTCGCAATTCGGGATGTCTTCCGGTGGCTTACTCAGCTGATCAAGCATCCGCTCAATGGCAGTGATTTTTTCTTCCAGTTCCATGATCAGTCCCTCGCCCATGATGGGATTTCAGTCTGCCCGTAGTCTTTAGCGGAAAAGTTTTCTGTCTGCCGGCTATTTGAAACCTTGCGTGGCGCCCTTGAGGCAGCCTGCTTGTTCTGGTAGCTCAGTTTCTGGCTGGCAGTGATAAACCAGTTTTTCGGCTTTTCGTGACTGAATTCGATATCCAGCTTTTGCAGCTCGTACTGCAGGTCAATCAGCGGGTATAGGGTTAACCACGCCTGGTAGTCTTTGTGATTAAGACGAACCACAGAACCTTCGAATGCATATCGACTAGCCATCTGATGAACAGTTGCCTGCTCGGCCCCTTTGTCACCTTCGCAAGTCGCGGACGCGGCTTGGGTGTTATCCAAGGAATCAGGAATCAGGTTAAGGGAATCAGGAATCAGGTTAAGGGAATCAGCAGGATTTAAACTGTTCTCTACTGATTCTTGCACCATGCTTGTACCGTGCAGTTCTGGTGCTCCTTTATTTTCAACGTCTTGGAGTGATTCTGTGTCCTTCTTTTCTTCCTCTGCATCTTCCTTGCACTGTTCTTGTCCGGTGCTTTTATCGTTCTCAACAGGTGCTGGTATCTCACTTGCAGCTTCTTTGCAGTGAGGGTTTTGGTGCTTCTTCCAGTTCGATATCTGTATGTAGCACTCACCATTAACCCGGTAGCGGATAATGAATTTATGGTCATTGAGTTGCTGAAGAAGAGCGTCACAATCAGCCTCATCAAAAGGGAGAAGCATCGCTTTAATCTTTTTCGGGCGATCATCAAGGCGCCCCTCTTTATCAGCTATGGTCCAAAGACCAGCAAACAGAAGTCGCCCCAGCGGATGGCATTCTGCAAGCTCATCATTAGTGAAAAAGCCTGGTTTGATATTTCTGGATCTGGCCATTTAAAACTCCACAGGTTGTGTCGGGCCGTAAATGCCCTGGGACTCACGCTCAGCCCGAAAAGACTCATATTCTTCTCTGTGCTTCCTGAGTTCCTGTTCATCAGCTGGCTCAATGGCGTACGCATTCGAGTCATGCATGGCAATGACGACGCCGTGTTTTTTTATGATGTTCAATACGGTATCTGCGCCGATGCGGATCAGCCGCTCAGCCGCCGCTAATTTGTCACCAAAGACGCTAATGCCAATGTCATCGAAGAGACTATTGACGTTGAGCTTCCCAAGGGTTTCGAAAGTGATGAAGTCGTTATAAACAGCGATGCTTTCAACGGACTCCCCTACTTGCGCTTCACAGCTCTGAGAGCAGGCGTGAATGATTTCCCCTAAAGAAAGCTCGAAAAATTCTCTGGAATCATTTACGCGCCACTCAGATAAAACCTCATGGACTTCTTTTTCTGATTCCAGTGGGGAATGGGTATAAAAAGCAGCTTCAATTTTAAATGGCGCCGGAACGCCAGTTGCGGACGACAGCTCCCTAGCCCGAACTTCTGGGCTTGTCGTTGTCATGCCGACTTTGTAGATCCCCGGCATGCATGGGTTACTTAAGACATAGACCCACCCTTCCATCCTGAATTGCTGAGGGACTTCCATAGTCGTCATTACGCCGACTTGCTTTGTAATGGCATCAAGATGCATAATTACTCCTGTGAATTGATCCAGTTAATTCGCGTAGAAAGCCGTTAGTGTCCTACCACTGCGGCTTTCGCCTTTTCTGCCCTTCATTAGTCCCATCCCAACGGTCCTGGTCGGCACCGCTCTGCACGTAATCCGATATCTGCCAGCGTTTCTACTGACTGCAGGTAGTGGCGGGAAACTACCACCGCCTCCGGCGGAACAACCTGCAGACCCAGCGCTGATATTTCCTTCGCCATCTCGGCGTAATACCCCTCGCTCTTGCGGCGACTGATTGTCGACTCGCTAACCCCTCGCATTTCCGCAAAAACCTTTTGGCCAATGGATAAAAGCCGGTTTAACAAAATGCCTTCAATCTCAATTGGGTTGAGGATTGGCGGATCTAACTTTCGGGCTATTGCATTCTCCATCTGTGATACTTCCTCTGGTGGTGTTTGAAAGGCCGATTAAATCGGCAACTTATTGAGATTGAGATGGCATCTCGCCATAAAGCAGCCACTTAGGGTCGCAATGGAGCGCAGTTGCCAGTTCGAACAAATAACGTGGGCGCTTGGTTGTCCCGGCCTCAATTGCCTGCAGAGACTGCTGTCTCATGCCAACTTTTTTTGCTAATTGCGCCTGAGACAGATTCATCTCTTCGCGCTTTTTTTTGAGGCGTTGCGAAATGGTTTCCATGTTACCTCCTACAGTTTTATCTGTATTCTGTGACAGTTATTTCTGTTTGTCAATTACAGTTTTAACTGTGAATATCAAGGCATACATTGAGAGGGATTTATGAGCCTTGCAGATCGCGTAAAGCAAAAGAGAATTGAGCTCGGTCTAACGCAGACCGAGGCAGCGTTGAATGCCGGAATAACTCAGCAGTCATGGCAGAGCATTGAAAAGGGAGACACCAGAAAACCGCGTAACATTATTGGCATAGCTAAGGCGCTAAAGTGCGATCCTGACTGGCTAATGAATGGCGGAGCCTTTATGCCTATTGCTGAAGTTAGCAGCAAGAAGGTGCCTCTCATAAGCTATGTCCAGGCAGGGGCTCTCGCAGAAAAAAATCCCATTGAGGCATTTGATGGGAGTTTTGAGTACATCCTTACAGACAACGAAGTTTCTGATTTTACTTTTGCTTTACGCATCGAAGGCGATTCGATGGAGCCAGACTTCAAGGCTGGAGATGTGATCATTGTAGACCCCGAAGTTGAGCCAACCCCCGGAGAGTTTGTTGTGGCCAAGAACGGTGGGGCTCAAGCGACCTTTAAAAAATATCGGCCTACTTACACGGATCACCTGGGCTGCCAGCATTTCGAGCTTGTGCCATTGAATGATGACTACCCGATTATCAGTAGCGATCATCAACCACTAACAATCATCGGCGTGATGATTGAACACAGAATCTATCGAAGAAAGCGCTAACCCCCTCCCCCTCTCAGAATAGAACCGGCGTATGCCGGTTTTTTTTCGCCCCATCAAAATAAATCACCTTTCATTACAGTTAGATATGTAATCAATGACAAAAAATACAGTTTTGTCTGTTGACGAAAATACAGTTTTATCTGTAAATTTACTCCATCCAAACAACACCGGCAACGCCGGGTAATCGTAACAACGCTCAGCTGGCCGGCTTTAAGGCAAAGGTGAAGAGATGATCCGCGAAGAAGACAAGCCTGCATGGCGTAATTTTTGGTTAAAGGTCGTTCCGTTTTTGGTTGCTGTCCTTTTTTTTAGCTTCGCATGCTGGGGTGGAAAATGAGCAAACAAGGCATTCGTTCACTGATTTACTGCCTGCTGATCTGCGGCGTTATCTGGACAGCGTTGATTATCAAAATTCTGCACGTTACGGGGGTGTTCAATGGCTAACTCAATTCCTAACAACGGACGCGCCGTGATGATGCGCAATCGCCGCACCGGCGCCGCCTGGCTGGTCAGCTTCGACTATCGCGACGGCAGCTACTGGCATGAGCCGCAGGGCAATCTGCGCCACATCCGCCGGCCATACGCTTCACGCAGTATCGAGCCGAACCTGGTTCCAGCCGGGACGCATTAACCGCGCACATCAGCGCACGAATTTAACTGAGCTATCAGGCGGCTTTTATCGCGCCGGGGATTCTACAACCAAATTTCAGGAGCGAGCTATGAACGCATACCGCGCATATGACGTGATCGAAGAGCGTAAGTGGGCCGAGCAAACGCTCACCGAAGAGAAGCAAAAGTGGATTGACGATCGGGCGCAGGAAATTATCGACACCCTGCCGAAAGAGCCGTCAGGCCTGTTCCGCTTCTCTGTGCCGATGGACAAAAGCCCATACGAAGGCCTCCGCAGCGATGCAGCTGGCGAGGCATATAACGATCTCATCTCGGCAGTAGCTTACGCCCAGGCGGAATACGACTGGGATCACCGCACCGGCTGCCCGTTTTAAGGATGCATGAAATGTCTGAATCTAAAACTCACTACCGAAAAGCTTTTGACTCTCCATACCTGAGCAGCGCCGACATCGTTGAGCCCACGGTGCTGACGATCGCCCGGGCAACGTTAGAAAGCGACAAAACCAAAAAAACTAAAGACGTTTTTAACACCGCTTATTTTGAGGAGCGCGAGTTGCGCCCTGGCGAAAAGCTTAAGCCAATGATCCTGAATGCCACCAACAGCAAGATGCTGAAAAGCATTACCGGATCGCCATTCCTTGAGGATTGGGTCGGCGTGAAAGTCACTGTTTACGTCGATAAAAATGTCAGGTTCGGAAAGGAATCGGTTGAAGGTCTCCGCTTAAGCCCAGCGCGCGTTTCAAAACCTGTGCTTTCGCCGGAAAAAACGCAGGCATGGAATAACGCTAAGGCTGCCTTCAAGCGCGATGGCAACCTGGATGCAGTGCTGGCGAGAATGGACATTTCTCCAGAGCATCGCCGCCAACTGGAACAGGAGTGCTCAGCATGATCTGGCATGACGTCGAGCAAAACGGGGAAGAGTGGGATGCTCTTCGCCTGGGGAAGGCTACCGCTTCAAACTTCGGCTTGATTATGGCTAACGATGGCAAGGCGTTTGGTGAGCCAGCCAAGCGTTATGCGCTTCAGTTAGCTCTTGAGCAGATTAAAGGGTGCAAGTCTGAGTTTGGCTTCACAAACGACCATATGGAGCGCGGCCACGAACAGGAGCCAATCGCTCGCATGCTGTACGAAGAGATGAACTTCGTCGACGTGGATAACGGCGGTTTCTTTGATCACGAAACGTATGGGGATAGTCCAGACGGTCTCGTAGGCCATGACGGGTTGGTTGAGATTAAGTCGGTAATTGCCGCCACTCACTACGCCACCCTCACCCGCGGCGCCTTCGATCCGGCATACAGATGGCAACTAATCGGCCACCTTGATTGCTCTGGCCGGGATTGGGTTGACTTCATCAGCTACTGCTCTGATTTCCCTGACGGAAAGCAACTCATTGTTTACCGTCTGACAGCCGCTGAGTGTCAATCAGAGATAGCCCGCCTTCGCGCGAGAAGGAATGAGTTCCTCTCCCTTGTGGCAGAGACTAAGCGAATGATACTGGAGATCGAATGAAACGCACTCCATTTTACCGCAGGCCCGGCAAAGTCGGGAAATTCTCCGGCCTTCGCGAGCGCGTGATCTGGATGATTCAGACTCGCGGCCGCCCTGTAACCGGCAGCGAAATAGCGGAGAAGTTCGGCGTGACGCTTGTCGAATTTAACCGTGTAGCGAACGGCATAACCAAGGGAGAAGGCCGCATTGCGCAGCTGGTCGCATCGGAAACCTGGCTCAACGAGGACGGCATCTGCGATCGCACCTTTGACCTCATCACAAGGCCAAAGGTCATTACACCGCAGGGTAAAACTCGCCTGTTCACTAAGCGCTCGATAGCTCAGGCCGCCTCTGGCAACCGCCAGAAATGTATTGATAAAGCGGCCCGGCGCCGCCGGCTTATCGCATCTGGCCTCTATATCGATGAAATGGAGTAAGTCCTATGAACCGCTACTCACTTATCTATGCTGACCCGGCCTGGTCTTACGGGAACACGATCAGCAACGGTGCCGCCGTCGATCACTACCCCACCATGAGCTTGCTCGATATGAAGCGGCTCCCGGTGTGGGAGCTCGCCGCGGATAACGCTGTGCTGGCGATGTGGTACACCGGCACCCACAACCAGGAGGCGATCGAGTTGGCCGAGGCCTGGGGATTTACGGTGCGCACGATGAAGGGCTTCACCTGGGTGAAGCTGAACCAGCTGGCCGAACTGCGCATTACCAAGGCTCTGGCAGAGGGAGAGATCTCCGACTTTTACGACTTCCTCGACCTGCTGAATGCCGAGACGCGCATGAACGGCGGCAACCACACCCGCGCCAATACCGAAGACGTGCTGATCGCCACCCGCGGCGCCGGGCTGGGGCGCAGGCACGCCGGCATTAAGCAGGTGGTCTACAGCCCACTCGGCGCGCACAGCGAGAAACCGTGGGAAGTTCGGCACCGCCTGGAACTGCTCTACGGCGACGTGCCGCGGATTGAGCTGTTCAGTCGCAGCGCAGCGACAGGCTGGAGCCACTGGGGCAACCAGTGCGCCACCACTTCCGTTGAACTGATCCCAGGCTGCGCCATCGACGTTGTGAAGACGGAGGCAGCATGAGCGCAGAAATCATCGATCAGGCCAACGAGCTGGCAGAGCGCCGGCTGGAAATGACCATCCAGAACATGCGCATCAACCATGCGGCAGTCTCGGCTACTCACTGCTGCGACTGTGGGGAAGAGATACCCGAGCGGCGCCGGGAACTGGTGGCGGGTTGTCAGCGCTGTGCTGACTGTCAGGAAAAATTTGAAGAACGTGGCAAGCACCAGAGGTGATGCATGCAGACAATAATCCAGGTAGAGACAAATGATTGGGTTTCAGAAGACCTGTTGATGGCGGTTACAGGCTTGAAGCGCGGCACCATTACGCGTGCTCGTAAATTATCCTGGCTGCTGGGGCGAGAGTACAAGCATATTTCTTCTGACGGGGATCCAAAGCCCCATTGCGAATTTATGTACAACAGAAAAGCGGTAGATGCCTGGATTTATGCCATGAAACAGCCAGGGGTAGTGATCGATTAGCATGAAACAGGTAATCTTTCACTGCTCCTGGACGTCGGGAGGGAACAATGAGTAAAGAATCATACCCAACGGGCGTTGAGAACCACGGAAAATCACTCCGCATATGGTTCATTTTTAAAGGTAAGCGTGTCAGGGAAAATCTCGGTGTCCCTGACACCGCTAAAAACAGGAAGGTGGCCGGGGAACTGCGAACGTCAGTTTGTTTCGCTATCCGCATGGGGACCTTTGACTATGCGGCGCAATTCCCCAATTCGCCAAACCTGAAAACTTTCGGCATCTGCAAGAAAGATATCACCGTGAAATTTCTGTCTGAAAAATGGCTGGAGCTGAAACGGCTGGAGATCTGCGCTAATGCTCTGGACCGATATGAATCGGTTGTAAGGAATATGCTGCTGAGGATTGGTGGAAACAAGCTTGCTTCATCCGTGAACAGGGAAGATCTGTTGTATGTCAGGAAAGATATGTTGTCGGCGGGATCGGTGAAGAACGGTTTGAGTGTGGCGACAGCAAACTATTACATGACCACCATGGCGGGCATGTTTCAGTTTGCCGCTGATAATGGTTATATCCGGGAAAACCCATTTAACGGAATCAGGCCGCTTAAAAGGGCCAGGATAGAACCTGATCCACTCACTCGTGACGAATTTATTCGTTTCATAGATGCCTGCCCGCATCAGCAAACGAAAAACCTGTGGTCCGTTGCGGTTTACACAGGATTACGCCACGGTGAGCTGGTCTCCCTTGCATGGGAAGACATAGATCTGAAAGCTGGAACGATGACCATACGCCGAAATTATACGAAACTCGGTGATTTCACTCCACCAAAAACCGAAGCCGGCACCGACAGGGTCGTGCATCTGATCAAACCAGCCATTGACGCTTTGAGGAACCAGGCGGAAATGACCAGACTGGGAAAGCAGTATCAGATTGAGGTACAACTACGGGAGTATGGCCGAACGGCTATTCATGACTGTACATTTGTGTTCAATCCTCAGCTGGTCAGAAAAAGCAGTAACGTTGGTTATCATTACAAGGTTGATTCAATTGGTGACTCATGGGAGGCGGCGCTGAAACGAGCTGGTTTAAGGCATCGCAAAGCATATCAGTCCAGACACACTTATGCCTGCTGGTCACTGTCAGCCGGGGCCAACCCCAGCTTCATTGCGAGCCAGATGGGGCACACAAGCGCCCAAATGGTTTTCAATGTCTACGGCGCCTGGATGGCCGACAGTAACAGCGATCAGATTGCTATGTTGAACCAGAAATTATCGGACTTTGCCCCATCCATGCCCCAATGCATAGTTATTTGA